GATTTTCTGCATTCTGCGTTACCTCTCGGAGGTGGCGCATGAAACAGCACTACTGCATCGTTAACGACACCGTTAAAGACAACCTCATCGCATACATTCGCACCCTGCCAGTAAACCCACGCGCGCCGATCGTTGTTGAGGCCCGGGAAGAGACACGCACCGACAAGCAGAACCGCCTGATGTGGCCGCTGCTGAAAGACCTGTCTGCTCAGGTTGTCTGGCACGGCGAAAAGCTGACCCGCGAGGAATGGAAGGACCTTATCACCGTTCTGGTGAATCAGACTCAGGACCAGGAACAGAAATCAGCCCCGGGCATCAACGGTGGCCGCGTATATTTCGGCGTCCGCACATCCAAATCCAGCAAGCGCTACATGGTCGACGTCATCGAGGCGATTTACTGGTTCGGAACCGACCGCGGCGTGAAGTTCTCCGAGGCATCCAGTAAGCGCATCGCCTGGGCGAAAGAGTGGAGGGCTTCCCGTGGGTAATCCTCTCGCACGCGTCATCACAAATCATATCTTCAACGTTCCGGCGCGCCGCAAGCGTAAGCCCGCGATTAAGCCGTCCGATATCCCGACACTGAAGGGCTACACCGCCCGCCTGGTTGATCAGAAATGGCTGCGTCTCGCGGCGAGGAGAGCGCATGGCTAAGTTACCGCGCCGTAAGTGCGCCCATAAAGCCTGTCGCCAGTGGTTCCACCCGGTACGCGACGGGCAGGTAGTTTGCAGCTTCGAATGCGCCAGCGCGATCGGCAAAGAACAGACCGCAAAAGCCCGCGAAGCCGCTAAACAGAAGGAAGCGCAGCGCCAGCGCACCGAAGAGAAGGCAGGCCGCCAGCGCCGTAAAGCGCGATTGGAAGAGCTCAGACCTAACGGTTACTACAAGGCGCAGGCTCAGCAGGCATTCAACGCCTACATCCGTGCGCGTGATGCTGATTTGCCATGCATCAGCTGCGGCGAGACCAATCCGCCTGATCTGCATGGCGGCCAATGGGACTGCGGCCACTTCAAAACGGTCGGTGCCAACCCTGAGCTGCGCTTTGAAGAACGCAACGCCCATAAGCAGTGCAAATCCTGTAATGCCGGGGCTGGTAAGTTCACCGCCAAAGAGGCGACGGTCGCGAAGCAATACGAAGCTGGCCTGGTCGCTCGTTACGGGCGGGAATACGTCGACTGGCTCAACGGCCCCCACGAAATGACCAACTACCGCCGGGAAGACTTCATCCGCATCCGCGATGAGTACCGCGCCAAGCTCAAAGCACTGAAACAGCGGGAGGCAGCATGAGCACAGAAACCGAAATTGAACTGGGCAAGGTTGTCGCGTTCCCTACGAAGAATAACGACTTGCAGGATGGGCTGATTATTCAGCGCGAAGGGCAGAAGGTTATGTGCCTGCACTCCACTGTTTGGGTGAACGAGAAAGACCGGACCTTACGCTGCCGGAAGTGCGAAACGTTGATCGAGCCTTTTGACTTCCTTATGACGCTCTGCGACCAGGAGTCTCGCTACATGGAGAACGTGAAATATCTCCGCCGGGAAGAAAAGCAGCGCCGTCAGAATATCGAGAAGCTCATTCAGATTGAGAAGAACGCCAAGTCACGCATTCGCCGCGCCGGGGATAAATCTCCACTCCCTCTTTGGCAGAACGAGAGGGTAGATGAATGACCCGCGACCAGATTGTCAGATACCAGGCCGAAAGCGTTAAGCGCGCCAACCTGCCGCCAGTAGCAAAGCACAGCCAGACCAAAACCAATCAGCCACAGAAGGAAGCCGCGTAATGAGAAAGCTCACACCAATTTACACCATGGTTAACTTTGTCGATGACGCCCATTTCCGGCGTGTCTGGAAGCATCCTAAGAAGACCATCACAACCAAGCAACGAGCCTGGGTGCAGTACATGATGTCAGTGTGGGGCAGAATTAATCGCGGCGATGACTCACCAGCTGGCGCTGTTAACGTTATTGGCCGCCTGATGATCCGGACTCAATGGAATCCTGATATGGGTGGACACATCGAGAGAATGGTCAACTGGCTTTATAGCGACGAGGGTGGGGCGCTGAGAGGTGAGGAACTCTATAAGAAAGCTCGCGAACTGGTCATCCCTCAATCCTCTACCAGCAACATCATCGCTCTCGCCAAAGAATCAGATGATGCAGCGTTCGTTGAAAAGGTGATGGTCAAGTTATTCCACCGTGAAAGCCCAGTCCGCGATTACGCCATTAAACGATACTGCGAACGCAACTGCACGCAAGATATCGCCAGGAAGATGCACCTGATCACCGGATTAGATATCCAGGCTTGCCGCCGCCGGGTTGTCTGGTGTGAAAAAGTATTCGAAGCAGAATTTTTCTATGCAATGAAGCGCGAAATGGAGAATGAGATTTCTCTAATTGCTGCTTAAATGAAAAATATTTCTAAAATAACTTGATTTGGCGAAATAGAAGTGTATATTTTCAGGTATGCTCGGACGTCAAAGGCGAAAGAGCGGAGTGGTGAGATAACAGAGGCGGTGCTTACCATTGATACCGCCTAGTTGGTAACTTCGACGGTTCGTCTGGAACTCCAACCATCGCAGGCTGAGAGGTCTGCTGATACTACGGAAAGACGTGTAGGCTAGCTGAGATAAGCCGTTATGAGGACTTGGGATGCGTCAAGTCGGAGGCTCAGCCATAGAACCGCATATAAACATCAAGCCACTGGTTAACGCCGGTGGCTTTTTATTTGCCTGTAGCTCAGAGGAAAGAGCAACCGCCTTCTAAGCGGTTGGTCGCTGGTTCGAATCCGGCCAGGCGAGCCATCTGCAAAACAAGTCGTCATCGCGGCGGCTTTATCTTGCATCAGGTGCATAACTGAATTCGCGAATACGTTATGCCGTCCGCTCCACGAAACGGAGTGCACAACAGGAAAGAGCATTGGCGTGAAGGGCTCATAACCCAACCCACGCAGCAGCATGGAGCGCCAACGAAATGC